ACCATACCAGTCCTCGCCAATCTGATCGAAGATTTGGATGGTCGAAGTCTCACCGGCAGAATTTGCCGGTGAGTAATAGAGCCAATTTGATTTCTTGGTGAAGCTCATTCGGTTTTTTTGGCTCGCGGCTTGCGTTGCTTTTTGACTGAAGCGGTCACTTCGGTTTGTTCTACGACAAGCGGTTGTGATCCACCTTCAGACGGAGCAACTGGCGACGGAGATTCAGAAGAATTATCTTCAATGTCAATAGTAGGTGCAGCACTAGCCGCAGGACGTTCTTTCTGAATCACCGAAATCTCAGAGACATCAACTCCGTATTTGTCAGCGAGTTGACGCACAAATAAAGCTTGTTGAGCCTTAGCCTCAAGAGCAGAACGCCAATCAAGTCCACGCGCACCGTAGACTTCATCGTAAGTCACAACACCGGCTTCCAACTCTGCAAGTTGAGCGGCAGAGTTACGGCCAACGTCAACATTGGGAGAACGTGGAGCGGTGATCGAAACTTCGTACCAGTCAGAAGGAGCATCATTAAGAGTCGGCTCGCTCTTGATCGCATACTCCATGACGTACTCGTAAATACGACGAGCAGCAGAAGCCATCACTTGATGGCGCGAGCGGAACCAGACAGCGGACATATCTAGCGCACCGCGATAGACCGTTCCCTGCATGGACTCGGGATAAACAAGAACGTAAGGAATACCAACACCAGCACAGACTTTCTCTGTCAATTGCCGCCAGTATTCCCGCATATTGACACCGGGACGCTCGGTGGCGAACTGTTCGAAAGAATCGCCGTTTTTAAGAACCTTAACAGAGGAACCGAAAACCTGCTCGTAATACGTCTCAGCAGTGTTAGGGGTAACATTCGCACCAATACCAGCGCGGAGGCTGGAAGCTTGGATCTCACCGCTTACGGTCTTGACGATCTGAGCGACTGAGGCTCCGAGTTTGCAAGCTTCCATCTCCAGCTTCTGGAGGTCGTCGAGATCGTGGAGATCATTGATAACCGCACTGACGAACGGGAGACCTCGGAGTTGACCGGGACGGTTCGGCTCGTAAATGTGAACGACCGAATCCGCAGGAATGGATCGAACATCGACTAGATTTCCCTGCGTTTTCTCGGAACCGATGAAGTAAGAAACAGCGCGTCCAGTCTTGGGGTCAAACCGGATACCGTCAAACACGGTCAGGTCAGACTCCATGCCCACCGGAGTTGCAATGGATTGAGCCTCAATCAACTGGAGTCGCGGCTTTCCGCTTTCTCCACGGGTAAGCAGAATGAAAGACTCACCATCATAGAACCAGCCACGGGCAGCTTGGCCTATGAGCGTCGAGAACGACTGACGGGAGCCGATGTCGGGATATCGGCACCAAATATCAAACCACTTCTTAGCCTTAAGATTCCAAGCGGGATCGCTAGAAGCAGGTTGAACAGAGAACGAAGAACCTACGGTGTAAGACTCAAACAGGTCTCCCAACCTGTTCATTATCGCATTGTTCTGTTCAAAGAAACGCGACTTGCGGACAATGGCTTGTCGGGTCGAACTGGTAACGTCGAAACGAGCAGACGTGTAAGACGTATCAAGATACGAACGACGCAAAGACTGACTCGCTCCCTCGTACTTGTTAGCGGGAGCAGCAAAGAGCTTCTCTCGGATGGTTGCTAGGATTCCCATTTAAGACATCCTGACGGTTGGCTCTCTGCGGAACTGTGTAAAGTCTCCGTAGTAACGAGTGGTCGCAATCAAGATTGCACCAAGCATCTTGTTGTAGATCTGGAGATCAGTCGGGCTGGTGATTCCATCTCCAGACAACAGTGTCACAGCGTAATCGTAATCCCCCAACAGAGATTCCCACATTTCAAGCATCTCAAGCGGAGCCGCCGTCCCCTTTCCGGGTTCAGCGAACTCCACAGAAACGTCACTGCTAGAGGTTTGTCTGACAATCTGACCGGACTCTTGAGAGTTAGCCGAGACCGTCAACTTAGCGGTCAACGCTTCCAGCAGCGTCAATGAGCCTCTGCTCGCGTAGGTGGTACGCAAGTAAGCTCGCTTTGTCGCTACTGTGTATGTGAACACTTGCGCGGACTATCCACAGAGCAACGAGTCTGTCAACTACCAGAAATTTCAGCGGTGCTGGACGCTAGATCGTTCCACAACATCACCATCGCCAATTGCATCAACTCGCAGTCGTGCAAGTGATCGGGCCAGCGAGTGTTGCGCTTGAACCAGAGGTGTTTTATTCGACCCGCTCTGTTAGCCGTTGGTTTGAGAATGTGAGAATCCAAATGCTTCCAGTATGTGTCAGAATCAGCCGCAAATGCCCCTTCAGCCTCTAGCGGTGCTGGTAGGCTACAGACAGTCCACTGGTTAGAATCAGAGCCTTTACGGAGCCGCTGGAGAACTTCACGCATATGCTCAGTGTCGAACACCAGCAGAGGCTGCACCGCATCGGTTCTCATTGACGTTGATGTCGAGATGCCGAACGGATGGATTGCTCCGGTCTTGCTGGTGAATCGCGCTCCTGTCTCTCGACCTTTCATTGGTAGCCATCCGATCAACATGGGCTTTCTGAGTCCACCTTCTGGTGGATACCGTAGACCGCACGGGTAGGTTATAGGGTTGCTGGAAGTCTGCGAGAACTCGGCGCAAGCATCGTATACCGCCTGAGAGTTGAAACCTGAGTCAATGCCAACGTCCATGTCATGCACGTTGTATTGCAATTGAACCCTTCGCAGAGCGGAAAAGTCGTCTGCGTGACCGGCAGCAACCAGACGCGAGTTTCCTTTGCTCCACTCTCGGCAGACCCACCACAAGAACGGTGCAGCGGCTTGAACGTCAGCGGTAAGGTATCGTCGAGCTTCTGGTAGACCAGAGTCAGAGACGACTTCAACCCTCTCTTGCTGGCTTTCTTGGTTCTCCCACGGTTCAGCGAGCATACCGTTCACAAAACCCTGCAAGCCCATCATTGAAGCTTTGGCTTCCAAAAATGAGACCGCCAAGTGTCCCCAAGTGCATTTACGATCCGGTGAGTAGAGGCTCGACAGGTGGTAAGAGCGAACACTCGGAAGGCTCGCTTGATTCTCAGAAATCCACTTACCGTTGCGTAACCCTGCAACCTTCTGGCTGTCAGAGATCTTTCCCTGACAGAGTTGGCAGACGTAATGAGCCGATGACCTAATCTTCTGCCAGTCAGGCCGTCCGTCTTCGGTCTTGGCGTTGTCCCAAGTGACTTGCCGCCATTCCAGCTTAATGTACTCGGAGCAATGCGGACACGGGATGTAATACCTCCTTTGATCGCCCCTCAGGAATCGCTGCCAGATTCGACCCTCAGAGGTTGTCGGAGTGCTGGTAAAGAAGGCTTTGGAACTGCTGAACGCTTTAAGTCGTTGCTCTGCGAGGTCCAATGCATCGGCTTCTTTGGCTGTCGCTTCAGCGAACTTGTCCACTTCGTCAGCGACCAGAATTCGGACGGGACGAGATGCCAGATTTGCCGGTGAGTTGGAACCCACAAAGGTCAACGTGCAGCGGTCAAATTGCTGCTCCAGATTCGTCATCTGGTCTTTGTCTGAAGGGAAACGCTTCACCAGCGCGGGACAGTCTTCCAGCATCGGAAGCCAACGAGATTTCGAGAAGCTACGAGCGAGATTCTCGGATGGCATCAACCACAGTGCAGGACTCGGTTCAGTGTCGATGGCCCATGCGAGACCGGCCATGAGCGTCGTTGTCTTGGAGGTTTGAGATCCCCAACACAACGTGACCTCAGACACTGACGGATCTTTCCAGCACTCCAGCGGTTCTCGGCAATAGGGTCTCACCGCAGTGCTGAAGGGGCCGGGATGCTCAGTCTGCCGTTGTGTCAACGTCAGGTTCGACTCTGACCATTCCACAACAGTCTGGCGTGGGGACGGACGGTAAATCTGACGACGGAACTCTAGGATTTCGCGCTCAAGATCTCGCATTAGAAAAGCTCCGTTTGATTGTCAACGATGCGGTGCTTTCGAGCCTCACTCATGTTCAAGAATGCCATACGTTCACTGACTCCATCCCACAACTTATCGCGCAACTGCACGTTGCAACCCCACGTCGCGTTCTCATTAAAGATCTCAACCATCAGCACCAGACCGTCAGGCTCCAAGTGCAGCACTCCCCAAAACGGCAGCTTTGTGTGCTTGGTGATATCAAGAGCCGCTTGAAGCTTAGACCATGAAATCATCCACTCGTTGTTGTAAGTCGATTCCAGCTTCTCCAGTCCGTAGTTCCGAGATTTGACCTCATAGATTCCGGTAATTACGCCAGAGTTTTGATTCCAGATAAACCCGTCGATGCGTGATGGTTTGTCGTCTGCAATCGGCAGGAAGCGGAGAGTGGTGTCACGCTCAATGGTTCGCAGCGCGATCTTGTTCTGACGGAGAGCCTCCAACCCTCTCGGCTTCTGGCAGTTCAAGATTTCCATGGGTCCGTCTGGTGTAACGTCTTCAAGCATACATCCTGCACCCAACGCTCTAGCTCGTTCTCAGCGTGTTCTGGGTCATGCGGTGCAATGCGACCGGCCAACTGCTTAGGCATACTTTTTAGCAACTGAGCTACAGCCCCATCATGGTCTAGCATTGCCTTTTTGACCCAATCGCCAGACACCAGCTTCCGTTCACGCTCTGCGAGGTCGAGAACGTCTTGACGGGCTGAGATCAAGTTCTTGGCTGCGGTTGAATGCACCGAGACCATGCGTCCAGCGTCCAGAGACCGCGCTCTGAGGCTTTCAACTGCTAGGCCATAAGCGGCGCGTTCGATCTCCTTTTGCCTCTCATACGCCCCTTGTGGCGTGTCGTTGGCTACTTGCGAACGGTCCACTTTCTCTTCGGCTTCCGGTGGGCGATAAGGGCCGTCCAAAGGCTCTGAGCGGATATGGCTTGCTTCGATAGCAGCTTTCCTCCTTTGGGCTGAAGACCCACGCCAAGCATCGGCTGCTTCGGCTGAATCCAAAGGCATACCCTTTGAAACCAGTTGAGAGACTCGGCCTTTGGTCAGCCCACTGTGTTTGACGTACTCGCTCTGTGTCATCGCAGACTTTCGGGAAGATCTTCGGATTTCGCTTTGAGCAGGTCAGCCAACCCTTTGGCAATCGTGCGTCGAGCGGGGTTGTCGTCGTCATGGGCGTAATGCGCGGCCACCAGATCGCAGGTTGTGCGATTTGCGCGGATCTGAGCGAGATGCCAACGCAAAGTGTGATGCCCAAAATTGAGCATGACGTATTGTGCAGCGTTTGTCATAAATTGGCGTTTATAATACAATAGCGAGTTTGATCGCAGAGAGAGATCGGTCCCGCGCGATCACC